TAATAGATAACATAATTAATTTCCTAGTGGGTTAGAAGTGGCACGTTTAAGTGCTTTAAGTTGTGATTCAATGCCTTCTCTGGTTGCTTTCATTTCCTCACGCACACCCAACAAAGACGCAGCCGTTTCACGCACGTTACCGTTAGTAATTGCTTTAGCTTCATTGGCAGTGCCAATAGCGTTAGATACCTTCTCTTGCATTGATACGAGCTGGTTAGATGTAACAACCATAGAGTCTTTAACTACGTTTACTGATGCTTGTTGTGCAGACAATTGAACCTTTAGGGCATTGACTTCTGCTTTTAACTCAGCGTCGTCGTAGGGCTTAGCAGCTTCAATCGCTTCAGTCGCCGCTATAACTCGGTTGTAGGTCGTTATGCCTACGTAGATTGTTCCACCGATCGGCGCTAATACTCCAAAAAGAACTACTAATAGCGTTTTCGCTGAGTAGTTCGAGTAAGAATCCTTGATTTCCTCTAAGCTCATATGGTAACTCCTGCTGGTATGCCAATGCGTCGTTCAACTGGATCGATTGATTCTGCATCGGCTTGTTTAAAATTTCTAAGCTCATCACTATCCCGAACCCCGGTACTAGCTCCTTGCCCTTGGGCACTTGTGGCGTTGATGTAGTCGGCGTAGTCCCGCTCGACGTGGTCGGCGATTGTTGGGTGGACTGTATATTTGTGTTTACGGACGAGGCCGGTGCTGCCGACGTGGTCTCCGCAGTGGGCGCAGGGGAAGCTGGTGTGCTCGGCGCTTCTGGTGGAGGGGGTTCTGCTAACGGGGGTGGCTCCGGTGCAGGTGCAGGTTGCATTACTTCCTGGGTCGCAGGCGCACTTATTGGACTGACTGGATTTAATGGACTGCTCATGTTCGTTACGTTGGTGGGGCTCTTGACGCATGAGTTCATTGTTTCCACCCAAGGCGATATCACAGGCGGACTGTATGGCGTAGGACAAGCCGTTGTCTGTTGTTCTGTTATCGTTCCCACAAACCCCTGTTGACATGCTACTGGCCTTTCTTGAACACTTGGATTGCACGTTGCTGGAGCTGCTTGGCAAGACCTGCTAATTTCGAACCAGCCTGAATCAACTGGCGAACCGTAAGGGTCTGGACAGTTTTGTTCTCTTTTATAAGTGACAGAGCCGATTTGATTTTCTCCACAAGTGGCCCTTTCTTCTGTTTGAGCACTGTAAGTGCAGCTTGGTTGATTTGGCGTACAGTTGTTAGAAGTTGTGACCCAAGGAGTATAGCTTTGGCTTTGACATACATAAGTGCGGCTTTGATTAACTGACCCGCTGTGGTTAGGCTCACACGCAAGGGATTGGTACTCGACCCTGTCGGAACACGCAGGAGGTTCAGGAGTTGTAGGTTGGCCACATTCTGGTATACCCGGGTAATACTGGCAAGCAAGCTGCTGACAAGCTGCAAGAGTCGTTCCTTGACCCACAAAGAGGCTCGAATATACTGGGCCATAATTAGTCCATTGACTCGCTGCACAATACGCATAAACATAATTACTCCTTATGAGAATCAGGAAGAGGAGTGATAAGAACGAAGTCTTTACCATAAATTTCCTCAAACCAATTTGGGTGTAAGTCATACCAAGCCTTTCTTGCTGCATCACCAATAGCACCGCCTATAGGGCAGGGCGAACCCGACATTTCCATTGCAACCCAGTTTTCATGTGTAGCTGCACAAGCAAGAGATACTGCCGCAACTTTCAAACCGCTGTCACTTAAGAACTTAGCCCAACGCAAGCGAACGCAGTTATTGTCAGTAACCATAGTGCCACCAGCTACAGAAAATACGCCCCCGTTAACAGCACCACTGACACCAATGCCGCAAACATCTTGACTGAAAGCCGACATTGAAGGAGCCATAGCAGAGGGGACAGGTTGACCTTTATAATTAATTGTTGTTTCGTCCGCATACGCCAACCCCGCTGCTAGTATACCGCCAAGTAAAAGACCTAGTAATAAGTACGCTAGGTTTTTCATTTTTACACGCTTACCCAGTTTTCAGTTGGCTCTGTAGGCCAATTGATATTACCAGCCACAGGGTAAACAGCATACTGTCTAACAGAATTACGATATTGGTCAAAGGCTAGTTTGTTGGATAAATAAGGGTTGCTAAGTGAAGGGTCACTAACGCTAGGAATTTGCGTCCAATCGGTTGTTTGCAATAAACTAACTGCCGTTGCTTTGTTTTCGTCTGCCGTTGGCTCAGGTGGCACATAAGCCACATATTGATTTTCCAAGTATTGATATTGATATGCCACAATGTTATCAGGGCAATCTAACCAATATAAAGGCAAGCCAATTTCAAATGTTTTATCGTCAGGTTCTACTTGAACCACAAAGTTATCTTGAACTGGTGATATAAGTGCTTTCATGTTTATTCCTTTAGTATTCAATCATTACAAGGCCACCAATGGCTTTAGTAGTTCCTACTGCAAAACCAGGTGCGCCAGCAGGCGATAAACCACCAACTGAAAATGCAGCACCTGCCCCGCCTGTTGTATTAGAAACTGCACGATTCCCTGCGATAGGAATAGGCCCAGCAATATATGAGTTAAAGACATTGGCCGAACTGCCCGCGTTGCCTGAAGTGCCTGCAACAGTATTTTGGGCAGTATTAAACACATCATACCCTCGTGCTATTGCCGTTCCTGTTGAAACAGAACCAACCCCACCTGCTCCAGGTGCAGAAGCACCTGTTGCTGATGCACCGCCTGTTGCTGATACTGAAACTCCAGTTCCTGTTACTGAGGATGTTCCACCAGCCCCTGCTAATGTGTTTGTAGTTGAAGCCGCTGCCCCACCTGCTCCTACTGTAATTGTTAAAGTTCCGCTTATTCCTGTGCAATAAGCAATAGCCAAGCCGCCACCACCACCCCTTTGGTCTGCTGTTGACCATCTACTTCCACCAGCACCGCCACCAATTACAGTTATTCTTGCTTTAGTTACGCCAGTTGGAACTGCCCAAGTTGTTGATGATGCAAAAACAACAGTTGAAAATCCAGCCGCTGGTGCCGCAGTTGTTTGAATCGTTGAATCTGGGAATTGAACCCCAGTGCTTACTAAAGATGTTGCCATTTGTTACTCCTTAAACTGTTCCGTTAGACACTACATCGCCTGCTACTGTTAACACTCCTGCCGAAGTTAGCTTGGCTACATTTGTGCCATTATAGTTAAAATATAATGTCGTGCCACTAGGCGTTACATTCCATCCACCCGAATTTGTAATGCTACCCGCCGTCGCAGCGCTACCTGTTGTGTTTTGGTTCCACGTTGGAACAGTTCCAGTTAAGTTAGCATATGTGTAGCCCGTGCAATTTGTAAGCGTCCCTGAGGTAGGCGTACCTAAAACAGGAGTCACTAAAGTAGGACTCGCTAAAGTAGGACTTGTGGCTAATACATTATTACCTGAGCCAGTATTAGTTACTGACACTAAGTTTTTAGAAGCATTTGTAGCCACTGCACTAGATGCGGAGAGAGAGTTGATTGTAGCTGTAGCATTAATAATTGCAGCGTCGCCAGATGCATCGCCTAAAATTGTAGTACCTGATACGCCTAAATCAGCTGTCAGTATAGCGTGAGTAGAGAAATCACCACTTCCATCACGGTATACTAGTGTATTAACAACAGCTGAAGAAGAGTATGGAGGGACAACCGTATAAAACTCAGTGCCATCACAGTAAACAAATACTGTCGTGCCGTTGGCAATAGTTATCCCTGTGCTTGATGAGGTTTTGATTACAATATCATAGCCACCAACGGTAGCATTCTTAATCACATATAGTTTTTCAACTGCGGGAGCTATGACACTTTTAATTGCTGCGTTCGTGCCACCTACTACAAGGACTGCGTTACGCGCTTCATCCGCTGCACCGTTAAGATTAGAAAGAGTGTAGTCAGCGTTAGCCATGGTAATAGACTGAACACCTGTAATAGCCTGTTCTAGTAGTGTACCTAGGTTTGTATTTGTAGTAGTACCCCAAGTACCCGACTGGTCGCCGTTACCAATAAGTTCAAGCTTTAGGCTCGTTGAATAGGTGCTTGCCATGGTTTAATCCTCTATTTTAAAGTAGTAGCAAATAAGGAAAACCCAGTAACCGTCACTGACACGCTTTGCGATTCTATTTGTGGGGTCTCGTTTGCTTGTGTTTCTTTATTGTCGCATTTTACCGCATCTTCTTTATTTGGTGTAATGTTTGTTTTATCCATCATGTATTTACCTTTGTCCATGTAGTTGTCTGAGTGTTATTAACATCTGACCATGCTGTAGCGTCAGTATTATCTATATTAGCCCATGTTATAGACTGTGAGTTATTTATAGCAGCCCAAGTTGTAGACTGCGCATTGTTTATATTTGTCCAGTTAGCATTTTGTGAGTCGTCTACTAAGCCCCATACTAATACGTATCCAACATATCCTGTAGCTTGAACACCTAGCGGATATACACTAGCTTTACCTGTTACCGATACTGTTCCTAAGAACGTAGTACCTTGATTACCTAATACCGTTACCCTTGCAGCTGAACTTGTTGATACTGTTCCTAATTGGCCCGTACCATACACACCGGTTGGGTATATGTTGGCTTTACCCGCTATTGAAACTGTACCAAGGAATGTAGTGCCTTGGACGCCTGAAGCAAATACATTACTATCAGCATTAACTGTAACATCACCAACAAACCCAGTGCCATATACGCCTGTAGGGAATACCGTAGCGCCTAGCGAGAAAGTTACATCGCCAACTTCACCTGTGCCAAATACTCCGGTTGGAAATACGTTAGCCGCAGAAGATGTTGTTACACTACCTACAAACCCTTCGCCATAAACCCCAGTAACATATATGTTACCACTTGCAGTGATTGTTACACTACCTACATACCCGGTCGCTTCTAATCCTGTTACCGTGGTATTTGCCGCTGCGCTTGTTGTTACACTGTTTAGTAATGCCTGCGCTTCTAGCCCTGTCGGGAATATATTTACTATTGGGTAGACAGTAATATTTCCTAGTTCACCTACTGCAAACAACCCCGCCGGAAATAAATTTGCATCTGCAGTTATTGTCACTGCGCCTAAAGCTGTTGTACCTTGTACCCCTGTGACAAATTCTGTTACATTAGTGGACTCTGCTAATGTAGCAAATGGAGCCCCTGCAAATGAGCTAAACCCAAACATTATTTAGCCTTCTTTAGCTCATCTACTTCCGCTTTTAATTCTTTGATTGCTTCTATTAACACAGGTACTAATCTAGCATAATCTACTGTTTTATATTCTTCACCTGATTTTGAACTAATAGCGCCTGTTTCTTCGTTATGAAGCATATCAAATGGCGCAATAGAAACAATTTCTGGAAATAATGCTTCCACCTCTTGTGCGCTTACACCAAGCTGGACTTCTTCGTTTTCATATCCAACTGATTTGGCTACCTCATTGTTAATATACCTAAAGCCATTTAGTTTGCAAACAGAATCAAGTGCATTTTTAACATTTCCTAGATTAGTTTTTAACCGTTCATCAGAGTAATAAGCAGTTACATTTCCAGTAGCATATAAAGCTCCGTTTGCTTGAAACGATGAACTATTATAAGTTTGAACTAATCCTGCACCTGTTGAATAAATCCCAACGGCATAAGTTGAGTTGTACCAACCAGCAGAACCAGTTGAACGCCACCAGCCATCTGAACCATTTTGTTGGGCATTAGTGGTATTATAATTTCCATTACAAGTTGTAGCCGTTGTAGCCGTTGCCGAGTTGCCTGTACATGAACCTGATGAGCCTGTGGTATTTTGGTTTAGCGTTGGAACATCGCCGGCTACGATTGATGCCATTACTACGTTTGTGCCGTTACCGCGTAAGTAGTATCCAGATGTTGTTGCTCCAGCTAGTGTGTTCATCGCACCTTGAGCGGTTGTTGAGGCTGTACCGCCGTTAATTATTGCTACCACACCTGTTACGTTACCTGCAGTTCCAGTTGTGTTTTGGTTAAGTGTTGGGAACGTGCAGTTAGCTAAGTTGCCGCTTGCCGGGGTTCCTAAAGCGGGGGTTACAAGTGTTGGACTATTAGACAACACCACATCGCCTGTACCTGTTGAAGTAGTTACGCCTGTACCACCATTAGCAACAGGTAGTGTACCTGACACCGCAGAAGCAAGGGCTATTTTACCCCAAGCTGGAGCTGCGTTTAATCCACCTGATATTAGAGCATTACCTACAGCAACGTCAGCCAATCTAGCTAGTGAAGTCGTAGTGTCCGCATAAAGGATGTCACCAATTGAATAGGAGCTTTGGTCTGTACCACCTTGGGTTGCACCTAGTACCCCGCTTGTTACTTGGCTCATTGAAATAGCGATATTAGCATCGGCTAAAGCTGTTAACTGGCCTTGTGCGTTGACTGTAGCAGTTAGTGTTTTGCTTGCAGCGCCATATGATGCGGCTGTAACTGCGGTATTAGCGATATTAAATGTTGTTGCTGGGCTTAAGGTTAATCCTGTTCCAGCGTTGTATACTTGAGAAGAGGTTATTTGAGCAAACGTAATGTTAGTAGTACCAAACGTAATGACGCCTGGAGTGTTGCATACATAAGTTTCACCTGCCCCAGTATTACCGCTTGTTACAAAGAAAGCGTCGCCGTTACCTAACGCATTAGGGTCTTTTAGGCCATACGAGTCTGCGTCAGTAGCACGAGTTAATACCCAGTTTGTAGCGCCACTACCTACCGTGGTGACGGTGTATACCCCATTTTGAGTAGCGTTTGTTTGGTTGTATACAAGTATCCTATCGTTAACAGAAGCCACAATGCCGTCTGGAGTAAACGCAACTTGGGTCCCCGCGTTAGTAAGGGTAGCGCCTACGCCTGCTGTACCGTTATTGTATGTAGCAGTTAGGTTGCCTGTAGTATCAGGAACTTCGTATTTAACTGGGGCGTGAAAAGTAATACCAGAAGAGACCAACCCATCTACATATTGCTTAGTTGCTAGGTCTAAAGCTACGGAAGGGTCTTGTGTTACTGTTACAGATGTTAGCCCGGCAAGAGTAGTTACCGTCGTTCCAAGGTTTACTGCGGTTGAACCTATCGTAGCCGCATAGTTTGAAGTACCGCTTGCATCTACCCATACACCTTTCTCAGACGGATAGGTAATAAATACGTCTTTAGTACCAGCAGAGAAGGTAACGATTGTGTTGCTATTAGATGAGGCAAGAATAGTGTCGCGTGATAAGGTATCAGTAGCCGTGGTGTATGTACCAATGCCTACCTCCCACTCATTCGTAGTTTGGCCCGCAATAGCGTAGTAGGTTGTATTACCATTACCGATTGTGCTAAATGTCTGGTATGGACCTACAGCTCCATCAAGCGCAAATGCCCCAGTACCAGTTGATACTGAGGTTTCCTTAACCCGGTCTTTAAGAACTAGAGCCATTTGAGACTCCTAGTCTAAGCTATACGGATAATTGCGTCTGTTGCGTCCGCTGTTGGGAATATGATTGTAAAGTCACCAGCAGTTGATGTCTTGTCGGAACCAAAGTCTAATGCTGCAACTGCAGTGTCATCAGTGCTGTTATATATCAACGCGCCACGAGCAGTGATTGTTGCAGCTGACCAAGTAGTATCTGCAAAGTCAATATATGCTGTAGTACCTGAGCCACCATCTGTAGGTATTTGTGAGACTGTAAGCGTATTGCCGCCTGTAGTATATCCGCCACCTGAAGCTACTTCGTTTGAAGTACCTGAATAAGTAGTTGTACCTGCACCTAGTGTTGCTGCTGATGTATACAACGCGATTTTATAAACCTTTGTTGTGCCTGTGTTAAAGTTTTGCGAGCCGCTCAATAATTGAACTTTAAAGCTCGTGCACATTGCTTGTGAAATTGCCATATCTTACTCCTAAATTAAGTAGTTACTTTAAGTTTTGCTTGTCCGTCACGGTAAGCATCGCCTCGTTCTAGACCATCGCCTAAGCGTTTTAATTGACCTAAAGCATCTTGGAACATCTTCTCATAATAAGTGACCATATCTTGCTCACCCTTCATAAAAATAATTGCTTCCCGCATAGCACCATAGAACAACACAGGGTCATAGTTATCGCCTAGCCAGCTAGTGCCAGCAGTATTATTTACATTAGTTACTGGGATTGAAAAACCTGTACCTGTTCCGCCAATGTTCGTATTAGCTGTAGTTAGTACATCACCAATAACGTAGAATGAGCCGCCTGTTATTAAAGTAACCGCAGTGACTGCGCCGCCTGATATCGTGATTGTAGCATAAGCAGATACACCTGAACCGCCCGTTAAAGGAACATTAAAGTATGTACCGTTGACATATCCAGACCCGCCTGTAATCGTACCTAGTAAAGTTATAGGTCGTTGTACTATAGATACTGGGTAGTAGAAGTAGTGAAGCTCCATACCATACGCATAGTCAGGGGAGGGGCCAAGAATTAACGATAGCTCATTTGCTTCATCGATACGAGGGCCAAACACCGCGTAGTACTTAGGCTGTCCGGTTGATGTAGGATTAGGATATGACTCACGGATAAAGTTTACATCTTTATTTAAAAGATAGCTATAAGAACCCGTTGCATCAATGACAGCTAGAGAAAAGTTAGCCAACCAATCATCAGGAAGCGCAACATATTTATTACCTAAGGTCATAGTACCTGTCACATTTTTACGTAATGATGGTAGTTGAACAGTATTAAATATACGTCTTTCCGCTTCTTGCACGAACGTAGGAATGTTCTCTACGAATAGAGACTCCGTGTTTTCCGCGTATGATTGGATTGCTTGACTAAGCTCTATGTAGTTCATTAGCCCATTTTTCCGCTAATTTTACGGCCTTTAGTTGCAGCGCCATAACCACGCATCTCGCCTGTACCGTAAGGATTCATGCCTTTAACATTACCTTTACTTGTATTACCTACGGCTATGTTAAGTTCATTTACGCCATTACCTGATTTAGAGATAATGCTTTCTGGTTGCGTATCTGCATTTGGCATTGGCTGTTTATACATACCAATATCGTTACCGCCGCCTGTAGGGAAAACAAACCCTGTTGAGTCTTGTGCTGATTTACCCATGATATTATCCCTTTTTCTGTGCAGCAATCTTAGCTAAGCCACGACCCATTTTCTTCATGTCAGCATTAGTTTTGCCACCTTTACTACCTGTAGATTTAGGACCGTTTTCAATTGCTACGTTTGGACCTGAATCACCTAAGTTTCTACCTTTTGTCTTACCTTGTTTTGCTACGCCATCGGCGCCTGATTTGTATGCCATGTTAATACTCCTAAGTTGTTGATACCGTTACTATACCTACTTGTCCTTGGGCAATCAAGTCATTAGGTGTTAAACCCGTGTCACTCCCTCTTGCCCCACCTACAGGGTTCCAACCCCACTGAAACACTCTACTACCACCCTCTGGATTACCGTCTGGGCCAATACCGGACACTAAGTAACTAGTATCAGGACGAGGTTCTCTTACCGCTTGTGGGTCATTAACTGGGTACATACCTAGTTGTAACTGCGGTTGGTCAGGGTCCCAACACTCAGGGCATACCTTAATGCTAACCTGCTTTGTTTTAATAGTTAGCTTTTTAAGCTGCTTGAGCATGTAGCGCTGACCACAACGGTCGCACTCTGCAATACTATGTTTACCACTAGCATACTTGGTAGGCATGATTACCTCGTGTACGACATATTACGTGGAACAAACCGTATTGATGCCTTTTCTCTATCTTCATCCGCCGCTAGTTGGAATTGTTGTTCGTAGTCTGCTTTAAGTCCTGCAACACGGTCGCCAGGTACTTCAGGTAGTTTAATAGATAAGTAGTAAGCTAACCCTGCAACCATTGCATTTAAGAACCGGAACGGAATATCCTGTGTATTAACGCCATCACCGGCATCTTGGACACGACGTAAACGCCAATAGACAAAGGTATACTGTGCATCAGGCGCATTGGGCGTCGGCCATACATTAATTGATGGAAGGTTTAATACCGTTAATGAAACACCTGTTAAATGAGATGCTGCAGTAGTATTGTTTTGGCCTCGGGCACAGTTGATAAGTTGATTTCCACTTACGTTTGGGTAACTAATAATCTCACTACCAATTTGTATAAAACCCGATGAGGCTAAGTTAGCTGTAGAGCTTACTGTAATCGTAGTGTCTGTAGCAGATATACCGCCGTTCAAAGTCACTGTCGTTGGGTTTGATGCACCTGACTGGCGGTTAATCCACACCTGAATAGGGCGACCCTGTGTTAGCTTGTTAGGGATTGTTGAGTATGTAGACTCGGATATACGGTTGATGTTGATGTCAATCTGGTTTGTAGTACCGTTGTTTTGGCGTACCACTTGGTCTAGCAAGTCAATCGTGTTAACAGGTAGCGGGTATACCGCCTGCCCAGTAGCCATCACAATCGCGCCTTGTTCGATTGTCCATAAGTTTATGCCACGGTTTGCCCACTCAACAGTAAGCAAATTCAAGCTACGTCGCGCAGTGCGCAAGTCATAACCGGTACGCAGCTCTTTACCACAACGCTCAAAAGCCTCTTCTACAAGGTCGTTGAGGTCTAGATTAAATGATGAGGTACCTGTGGTTGCCATTATTTATCTCTTTATTTTTTAGCCGTTAATGCTGACTTTTTAAATGCATCGGAAGCAGGCGCACCTGAGCTTCCGGGTTTACGCATCTTTTCACCAGAGCCTTCAGCCATACGTTTACGTTTAGCATGGATATTTGCATATAGCCCGGGGAAATTTACCTTTCCACCTTTTTTAAACATCTCTACGTCTTCAGGATTATCTTTACGTTTGATAATCTTTTTCTTAGGCATTTTACTTGGTGCTATTGCACCCATTCCACGCGAGGCTTTCATACTACACTATCCGACCTTTTGTTTTGCCTTTAGTGGCGCAGCCATCAGCAGCACGAACGTAACCACCTTTAGCCATTTTAATGCAGCCACCTTTTTTATTATCTTTAGTCTTCTGATAATTTTCAGCAGCCCTTTGGTTTTTCATAGTCTGTAGTTTATCTTTAATTTCAGATGGAATTTCTTCTACAGGTTCTTTTGGCGCAGCTTTTGCTTTACCCATGCCACCTTGCATACCACCTTTTAATGCCGCTTTTTTAATTACATCTTCAGCCATTATATTATCTTCCCTTTAGTTTTACCGCGTTTAACACAACCATCTGCGCGAGATGACACTGAACCACCTTTTTTCATAGCTCCCATACGCGCGTTCCCAATTGACCCAACATTGTTCATAGAGGGTAATGCAGAAGGTGTAGTTGCTGGGCCCGCCGCTGCGGCCGCTCTACCTAAATCGCTTTTGTTTGGCATATTAGCCCTACTTATAGTACCAGGGCCGGTTGAGCCTTTTACTAATGAACCTAGACCCGCTGGTTTTTGTGGTAGCTGACCTCTATTCTGCTGTGCCATAATAGTAGCTTGCTGTGCTGCTTTTCCTGCTGCCGACTGTTGCGGCATTGGCGCGCCTCTTCGACCCATACCACCTAGACTTGCCGTACCGCCCATATTTGGATTTTGTTTAACTGCGTTAGCTACACCTTTACCAAGAGCAGCTGATAAGCCACCACCCAACATTTTTTTAACGCCACCACCTTTTTTAAGGGCTGTTAGGTCGGTTTTCTTACCACCGTGCATTTGTTTATCGTGCATACCAATAGCTTTTTTAGCCATCTTTTTGTCCTGCGCCATGTCTTTTTTTGAATCTTCTTTAGCCATAATAATTCCTTATTAACATTTCCAACGTCTTAATGACGCTGCTTTACGAGTAGGTTTGCCATTCTCGTCTTTCATTGGGCCTGGCATACCTGACATACGGGCACAAAACGATTTCTTACGTGGGCCGCCTTCTGGCTGAGGAGCTTTTAAGTTAGACCCTGTTGCTGCATTATATTTTGCACGACCTTTGGCAGTAAGTCCAGCACCTTTATCTGTAGCTAATTTCTCACCTCGACCAACGGCTAATGATACACCGCCTTTTTTAAAGGTCTTACCTTTGTCAGCTTCGTTAAACTCTTTTGCTACTTTAGTAGGGATACCCACCTTCTTAGCAAATTTAGGGTTATGTGCAGCTGCTGCCATTAGTTTTGCTTGAGGTTTACTCTTACTCGGCATGATTACTTGCTCGTGAACCAACTTGTGCCTGTAGCAGGTGCTTTTGCTGGGGCAGGTGTTTCTTTAACTTCTTGAGCTACCACTTCTTCCACAGCTACTTCTTCTGCAGTCTCTTCTATAGCTTTAACTTTTTTATTAAAAACGCCCATGTTGACTCCTATCCAAATAATTTATGCGCAAATTGAGTAACTACAGCGCCGAGAGCCCCGCCAGCACCACCGACCATCATTAAGACTTTCCAACCGCCGCGAGCTTCCGCAAGGGTTGTATTAATGTCATTAAGCGTAGCTTTAATTGATTCCATATCCTGGACCAATTTATCCATATCAGCTTGTAGATGTTTAATCTCAGTCTCATGTACTGCAAGTTCTCGTTCTACGCTCATTATGCAGTTCCATTATTCTTTATTAACACAATATTAAAGAATGCACTAGCTGAGTTATTTGCAGCAATACCAATGGCTGAAGCACCAATACAGTTTTTTTCTGCTACTGCAATAGGGTACGTAAAGTCGTAGGTAACAGAGCCGTTATTTAGTGTAGACACAGCAGCGACGCGTAAAATACCGTCAGGACTGTGCTGTTTCAAAAACGCTGTAATGGATGTAGAACCCGAGGCTTGTCCTGCAGTTATGGTGCCTTGTACTAAGTATGCCGTATAGCCAGCAGGGACACAGTAATGGGCTGTAGTACGTGTATTATAGCCGATAGCAATCAGGTCATATAGAACGGCTGGAACACCAGCGGTAACTTCACCTGTCCCTACGTTAATTACACCTGCATTCTCACCACCAGAACCGACTGTTACAACGTACAACTGGTTAACATACATGTATGAGTTTGTGGTGTTTACGGCAGTTTGCCCGTTTAGTATTACCGTTTCACTAACAACATTATAACTACCATTTAGCCCTTCGATGTATACCGTACGGGCGCCTGTACCTGCAGACGTATCATCTGCGCTAGTAGAGCTAACTTTTAAAACAGAAGCAGTTGTAGGGTGAACAATAGTGCCCCCATCTGGCCAGATAGTTTCTTCTGATGTATCTACATCAGGGTTGTAACCAAAGACAGAAAAACTATTGTGCATTGTGATTTGACCACGTGCAACTTGTAACTCGAATGGCTCATACGTGCCTACTCGGGTTATTGATGAAACTACGCTCATATTAATCTCCTATGTGTTTAGTAAGGGCTGTCATGTGGGCGATTGACATTTAAGGCTTCTTATTAGGAAGCCACCC